GTCGCCGTTTTGATCCACTATACGCAGGGTTAGCGTACCTGTCTGAAATTCATCGGCTTGCGGATTGCGGCCGCGCTTAATGCTTACGCTATCGACTACGTTACTTACATCTACGATAACCGCAGCTGAATCTGCCAATACGTTAGTACCTAATATACCTTCGCCAAGAATTAATGCCTGGGCAAAACTAGGGCCAGTAGAAAAGTTAATAACCGCATTGATAACTGGGATTGTCATTTGATTAAGAACCCTGCAGGTGTTCGAGGCATACCTGTTCTTTCGGCATTTAGTAATGCATCGTTTACCTTTTCGGTAAAGTCATCACCATCTAATACGTTGCCTTCGATATTAATAGTTATGGATGGGGTTTGTGGGATGCTGCTTTGTAAATAACTTGGCAGCGAAAACCCGTAAAGATCAGAGATACCGCCCATAGAGGCGGGAAAGTTATTTGTAGGTGGGGTAACTATTGGTGCTGGGATAGGTATTTCAGTAGTTGACGGCATAACCGTTGGCGCACCTAATGCCGCTGTTGCAGCTGTTACTGCCGCTACTTTGAGATCATAGTTACGGTCTGCATTTTGGCTAGGGTTGTAATTAACACCAGGAACTAAATTAGGAACATCAGCTAAGGTTTTGCCAAATTTGCCAAGCTCTATTAACGCTAAAGATAAACTGCCTGCCCATGTAGCAAAGGGATCTTTAGCCATACTAACGATTGCTAGATCGGCCGCAATCTTGGCATTTTGCTTTTGAATTTCCTCTAGTTTTTTAGCTAATGCCTCAGCCTTATCTGTGTTTTCATCCGCAATAGCCTGCATAAGCAACAGGCGAGTCTTTTCCTCATCGGTTATTTTGCCCTTTAGCGCAGCTACTATTTGAATTTTTTGCAGATCGAATACGGCAGCAGCCTTATCAAGTTTTGCTTTATTAGCAGCTGCTAGTTTATCAGTTTTTGTTTTTGCGGCTGCTAAAGCTTTAATACTTGCTAATTCATCTGCACGAGCTTTAGCAGCATCAGCGGCTGCTTTTTTATCAGCAATTATTTTACGCTTTTGAGATGGAGTCATGCCAGCAGCGGCTTCTTCTCTAGTAAGAATTGTGTCCTTAGTTGGGTTTAATGTAGCCCCCATAATCCATTTATTTTTAAGGGCGTTTTTTATACGTTTATCCTCTAATTTATAAATTTCACTTAATTGATCTTTATAGGCTTTTTGCGCCAAGATCGCTAAAGGATTTAAAGTAAATGGCATAGGTGCATTTTTTCCAACACCTTCAAAACCAAATCCAGGTATGCTACCAACCGTTCTAATTAAATCACCGATGCCACTTATAAGGTAACCAATACCTTGACCAGCAGCTAAAATATCATCGGTTAAACCCTGCATATCTTTATTGTTGCCAATTTTCATTAAGGCATCGATCAATCCTTTTCCGATTGATTCTTGAGCTTCACCAGCAGCGTTTTTAATAATATTTATTTTGCCAGCATAAGTATCAGCAGCTGCAGCAGCTTGGCCTTTAAAAGTCTTTGTAAGTTTTTCTAGCAGTTGATCGAAACTCATTGTGGATAATTCAGCCTGTGTTATGCCTAAATTAAATTGTTTTAAACCTTTAACATTTCCCACCATGGCTTGCGATAAAGTTCCTGCAACACTTACGACATCTCCGAAACCTGCCGCAGATATATCTAAAGCTAAACCCATTAATTTTTGAGATGCAGCTACATCTAAATTAGTCTGCAATAGTTTCTGCATAGCTGGGCGTAATTGGTCATCTGCCACACCTGTAGATAATGACATCTTTGTAATAAAATCCTCGATGCCTACATTGGCAAAACCTAAACTTAAATTTTTTAAAGTTTGAGTTAATGCAGCGGCGGACTTTTCATCCTCTGCAAAAGCCTTAACCGATGCTCTACCAAAACGCACTATAGCTGCAGTACCAAATGCTAAGCCTAATGAACCAGCTAATTTTTTAACACTTTTTGTTAAATTAACTGTAGATTTGTCCGCTTTATCAAAGGCTTTTTTCCCTGTGTATTCGGCGGCAATATCAATTACTACTGATGGATTGGCCACTATCTATACCCCACAGCCGCATTAAATTTATCTCTGGATACTTCAATAGCCTTAATAACGGCTGCCTTAGTCTTGCCACCATCCTCAGCCCATGCGCGAAAGATTGCGCGGCCTTTCATTTTGCGAGATCTACGGCCTGCACCTGTTTGTAGTCCAGCATCTTTAATTATGCTGTATTGGTTAATAGCCTGTATAAACATATTGCCAGCAGCAGGGTTATTACTTCGACCATACTTAGTTTTATCTGTACTTGTTTCATAAGACCAAGTTTCTGTACTATCACGTCTTTTAATAGTTCCAGATACGGTTTTCTTTTTTAATTGCTCACGGCCATTAGGATGCGTGCGGCCTGCAGTTTCATATAACGCACCCGATGCAGATGAATTATGAATACGCGACAAGCTACGCCACCCTTGTGTATTAGGTTTGCTAGGTGTGGTTTTATAACCTACGCCGCCTTTAGCACTTCCACCAATGTATTCGGGAAACGTGCCAGTTATAGGTGGTTTACCCCAGCCAGATAGCGGTGCTTGGCGCGGTATAAAACCTTTAGCTTTGATTGTGATTGGTTTCAATAATGCAGCCATTTCCTTTTGCGTTTCTTTCGCTAGATCAGGTGCAAACTCTTTTAAGGCTTTACGAAGTTCAATGCCGCCTTTTACCGCTACTGGCATTTCTGATCTCCTTATTTCGATCTTTTATTGCTTGTATTAAAGCCTTAAACATCCTGCTATCTAGTTCAAGTAAATCATTAGGCGCGATACCCGTTTCAAAACTGATCCGTGCAACCAAGTAAGTAAACGAGTCGCGCGCTATAGTTCCGGGTCGTCATCTAACACTTCCACCTTGGCCAGCATCTCAACGAAATCTGCACCAAATAACGGAATTGTTACAGCTGCACGCTTTAGGCACTCATAAGCCAACCAAAAAACATCACTTTGTTTTTCGTCGTCACGAAACGCTTTATGAAAACCTTTACCTTTGTACGCTTCAAAAGCAAACTCGATAGCTGGGGTTATCTGGTGTTCAGTAACCTCGCCTGTTGCCCTTGTTATTCTAAGTTTTGCCATTTGTTTGCCCTTTCGTAGTTAGGTTAGAACGCAACCGAAGGTGATACGGTTACAACAGAATTGACGGTAAATGAAAGGCTAGATGCCGCTTCATCGCCCACGCCGCCGTTACCAACAGGTGTTAGGTTATTTACTAGAATACTAAATTGATATGTCGGGTTAGCAGCTGATACAGCAGTACCTTTAACAGTAATCATTGATACGGCTAGTGTTTGACCAGCTGCAGCGTTTAATGTCTGCATAACCTGAGATGCATCCCAGTCATTAAAAAAGTCGATTGTAAAAGTTGCAGCTTGCAAACCTGCCACGTAACGATGTGAAAGATCACCCATGCTGGTTACCTCAAGCTCGTCAAATGTCTGCGTTAAAGTTACTGCCGATACCAAGCTAGTAATTTCGATACTTGGTACTGTTGGCGCGGCCGCTGTGGCAAGTTTTACGCCAACCTTATTATTTAAATAAATTGCCATTTTGTTTATTCCTCGTCTGTTTTAGTAGTGGCTTTAGATGGTGCTGCATTTTCTTTTACTTGGCCTACTTTAATAAGCCAAGCTAGATCAGTTTCGTTACTCATGGTTTAACTCCAGGTAGTTAGTACGGATATATTAAATTCGGCTGTTAGTAGATCGCCGCTATCTGCATTTAATACGCCAGGCGCGCTAACGCTAGTTATATTAAATACGATATTAGATGCGGCTAATTTTGTGTAAGCCGCAACAATAAATTCCTCAATGCCTTGCAAATTGCCAGCGTTGTCGAACATGGGACACGTTAGTAGAATTTTAAACGATGCCAATGGTGAAACGGTTATCTGGCTGTTATTACTTGGCGTTAAATATGGATCGGCAGGGATCACTATGCAGCTGTTAGCCAGGATGGTTGCAGGTGGGTATGCAAATACCGACCATACGCCGTTATTGGTTAAAGCCGTTGCGATGGTGCTACGCAGGGTTGTAATAGCCGCCGTAGGCATTTATCCCACCATGCTATTCGGTGAG